CTCAGTTACTGATGATAAAATAGCTGCTGATTCAGTAGGTGCTAGTGAGTTAAAAATAACAGGCAACGGAACTGCTGGGCAAGTTATCGTATCAGATGGCGATGGTACATTTTCTTATGATGATGTAGTTACTTCGGTAACTGCTGGAAACGCCTTAGCTGTAGATACTACTACTGGAGATTTAACTGTTTCAGTAAGTAATAACGCTATAGGATCTGATGAGTTGAATGTTTCTGGAGATGGTACATCTGGACAGTATTTAACATCTGATGGAGATGGCTCCTTTTCCTGGACTACTGGAACTGGTGGAGGTGGTGGTAATACTGTAAACCTAGAAGTATCTAAAGATTCTTTTACAGGCACAGGATCTAAAAGCACTCATACTATTTCTGATAGTGTTGATTCAGTAGATCAAATCTCTGTTTATTACGATGGTGTTTATCAAAATAATGATGATGGTTTAGAGTTTTCAGTAAGCGGAACTACATTAACATTTACAACAGCTCCAGAGAGTGGTGTAGAAGTTGAAATTGTAACTTTAGCGCCAGGATCCGATACTTTAATCAGCGGTACTGGTACAACTAATTATTTACCAAAGTTTACAGCAAATCACGAAATAGCTAATTCTAGCATCTCTGAATCTAGCGAGGTTATAGATATAGATACTACAGGCGCACTCGTATTGCCAGTATCTACTACTGCAAACCGCCCAGCTGCTCCAGAGGTAGGAATGGTGAGATACAATACTAGCACTTCTAAATATGAAACTTACTCTGGTAGTGCCTGGGAAAATTTACGCCCTACTGCTGGAGGTGGAATAGGATTTACATCTAATACATATAGTGTAGCTGCTGGATCTGGTTTAACACAGGAAACAAACGGAATAGCACACGCTGATACATCTAACCAGGCAAGCTCTACAAATTCTGGCGGCACAGTAATTCAATCAATCTCAGTAGATGGATTTGGGCATATTACCAATATAGGCACAGCCGATGTATCATTAACTGATACAACTTATAGTGCTGGCGGTGGAATGGCACTAACTTCTACAACTTTTGCGCACGCTGATACATCAACTCAAGCGAGTTCTAGTAACACTGGGCGCACTTATATTCAATCCGTAGGATTAGATACCTATGGTCATGTTACAAGTTTATCAACTGCTACAGAAACTGTTACAGATACAACGTATTCAGCTGGATCTGGCGTAGATTTAACAGGCACTACATTTAGCCATAGTGATACATCTACCCAAGCTAGTAGTACAAATACAGGGCGTACCTATATACAATCTATCGGAGTTGATACCTATGGGCATATCACTTCAATAGGTACAGGAACTGAAACAGCAACTGATACAACTTATAGCGCCAGCGGTAATGGTTTAGATTTAACTGGAACTGCATTTAGTCACGCTGATACCTCTAGTTTAGCCTCTACCTCTAATACTGGTAGAACATATATCCAGAATGTAACTGTAGATGAGTTTGGACACCTTACAGGAGTAACCACAGCTACAGAAACTGCTGGAGAGGGTAGCACTTATACTGCTGGATCTGGATTAGATTTATCTGGATCAAACGTATTTAGTGTAGAGCCAGATCTTAGAGATGGGATTACTCATATAGGATTAGATACAAGCGATTATATAAACTTTGTAAATAATACTAGAATAGATTTCTTTGTTAATGGTACAAATGAAATGCAATTAAAATCAAATGGGGAACTACATGTAGATGGCGATATTATTGCATTTTCTACCACTACCTCATCTGATGAGCGTTTAAAAGATAACATTAAAGAAATAGAGAGCGCCACTGATAAATTAAAACAACTTAAAGGAGTTGAGTTTACCTGGAAAAAGAATGGTAAAAATGGCGGTGGGGTAATTGCACAGGATGTAGAAAAAGTATTACCAGGAGCTGTAAAAGATATTGAATCCCTAGAGGGCGATAAAAGCTATAAGGCGGTAGATTATAACGCTATCATAGGTTTACTAATACAAACAAATAAAGAACTATTAGAACGTATAGAAACGCTTGAAAATAAATAGTAATGGCAATAACCGATAGCGGACAAATAAAATTCTCAGATATTGCCAATGAGTATGGCGTATCTCTTGGCAATGTTTCACTTTCTACATTATCTACTGATATAGGTTTATCACCTCAGCACGCCATTACAGAATTTTATGGCAAATCAGCTGATATAACTATAGGAGATTTAACTAATACAATCACTACAGATACTTATGGAAATTCATTAAGTATAAATCCAGAGGATGCTATTTATTTTGATAATTACCATTTTTTATCTAGTAGCACCTCTACAAGTGGATCGTATTATTCTGATGATGATGGAGTGAATTGGACACCCTCTGGCTCTTTATTTGATGCTACTTCAAAATTTGCTGTTAGTGGAGATGTTTTATTGTGTAGCGCTAGGAGTTATGTAGCATTTTATAAATTTGGATCTGAGCCAAATCAGAGTGGGAATACTACTTATTTTTCTGGCTTAGATTTATATAGAACTAAGGTTAGTTATGTTTTCAGTAGCCAAAGAACTCCACCAGTTATATACAATGGGTATGGCTATATAATTAGAAATGGATTAGTTTATAAATACGATTTTTCAGATTATAGTGCTGCCTATGTGGCTAGTTTGTATGTTTCACAAATAAATCAACCTCCTTTAGCTGTAGGCAATGATGGTAGAATGATAACATTTGGAATAAATGGATCTCAACCCTCTTTTGTAGTTTCCGATAATCAATTTGTAAATTCTACAATTATACCACTACCCTCTGTAGCTAATTATCCTTACACTACATCTAGCTCTAGTACAAGTTGGTTTAACAATTCAGATATATCTACAGATGGTAATGGAACTTGGATATTTACACCTAGGCTCTTTCATACATTTACTGGAGGTGAACAATATAGCTTGTATGCTTACTCTACAGATAATGGCGATAGCTGGACAGCTACCCAGGATTATTATGATATAGTAGGCGCTATGGATTATACGCCAGGAGTTACAAATACAGTAGATGGTAATTTTGGTAATTTAGAAGTAACTAAATTTGAAAATAATAAGTTCTACTATGGCTATGGATATGGTAGTGGCTATGGAGGGATTATGTACAGCTCTGATGGCACTAATATAACTAGCCTAAAAAATATAGGAGTAGATACTAAAGCACTATCATTTAATGGCTCAACTCTTATAGCGGCTGGTACTAATAAGATTCTGAGGTTTACTTAAAAAACGTTAATTTTGTATAAAATAAAAATATGGCAGCGACTAAAGTAACAACAAAAGTTATAGCGGATGATGCAGTAACTATCGATAAAATAAACGATAGTGCATTAGTAACCGAATCAGAGGGCATATCATCTAATGATAATGATACTACTGTACCTACTTCTGCTGCTGTAAAAGATTATGTAGATACTGAGGTAGCTGGATTAGTAGATGCTGCACCAGCAACGCTGGACACTCTAAATGAATTAGCTGCTGCTTTAGGCGATGATGCTAATTTTTCCACTACAGTAACAAATTCTATAGCAACCAAACAGGATGCCTCTACAGCATTAACTACTACAACTAATTTTAGCGGTGATGTTTCTGGTACTTATAACGCCATAGTAATTGCTGATGATTCACACAATCACACTATTGCTAATGTAGATGGATTACAAACTTCTTTAGATGGCAAGGTAGATGGTACTGGTACTGCTGGTACATTACCAAAGCTATCTGATTCAAATACTATTACAGATTCAGCAATTTCAGAATCTGGCGAAATAATAGATTTAGATACTACTGGAGCTATTAAAGTTCCAGATGGTACAACTGCACAGCGACCAGGAACGCCTGTGGCTGGAATGTTTAGATACAATACTACAGATGGGCAGTTTGAGGGTTACACTACAGAATGGGGAGCTATTGCTGGCTCTGGAGGAGCTGGTGGAGGATCTGTTGATGTTGTAACTACTCAGCATACTGGCGATGGCACTACTAAGGGATTTGCATTAGATAGTACGCCAGGTGATAATGATGCTGTACAAGTTTATTTAAATGGTGTTTACCAGGTTAAAGATGCTGCAAATTATTCTATAAGTGGATCTACTCTAACGTTTGTTACCGCACCCACCAACTCCACAGCGATAGAGTTTGTCCACTTTGTTTTAACCTCTGGTGGTGGCGGAGGTATTAGTTGGGACACCGATGTAAAAACAGCAAACTTTGGAGCAACTGCTGGAGAGGGATACTTTGTAAATACCACAAGTGCTGCAATTACAGTTACATTACCTAGCTCACCTAGTGCTGGGGATGAGGTTTCTATTGTTGATTACGCTGGTACTGCTGATACAAATAACATAACAATAACATCCTCTGATAATATCAATGGTGCTGCTAGTGATGTTAAAATAGATTATGAAAGAGGTGGGGTATCTATAGTTTATGTAGATGCCACTCAAGGTTGGATAGCTTATAATGCTGCTAATGAAACCGCTACAGCTTTAGAAAGCACAATAGTGAATTTTAGCGTAGATTATTTAGTAGTAGCTGGAGGTGGTGGAGGATCAAGATATGGTGGTGGGGGTGCTGGAGGTTTACGGACTTCTTATGGATCTACAAGTGGAGGCGGAGCATCTGCTGAATCATCTTTATCTTTAACCACTTCAACAAATTACACAGTTTCTGTAGGTGCTGGTGGAACTGGTGGCAATAGATCAGCTGGAAGCGAGGGATCTGATTCTACATTTTCTACTATAACCTCTGATGGTGGAGGAGAGGGGAAATCATCTTATACTCCAAATGTAATAAATGGAGGATCTGGCGGTGGTGGTACTACAAATATTGCTGGAGGTACTGGTACTTCTGGACAAGGCTACGATGGTGGCGGAGCTGGGTTGGGTGGTCCAAGTGATTATAGAGGTACAGGAGGTGGTGGAGCTGCTCAAGCTGGGCAAACTTATGGAGGTGGTAATGGTTTAGCTGTATCGATTACTGGATCATCTGTTACTTATGCTGGCGGTGGCGGTGGAGCTTATTATGCAGGAACATCTGGAGCATCTGGAGGATCTGGTGGTGGTGGTAATGGTACTGGATGGAATAGTGGCGCACAGCCAGAGGTTCCTAATGGTACAGATGGCACAGATAATTTAGGAGGCGGTGGCGGAGGCGCTATGGATGGCGGCTCTGGAGTCGTGATTTTACGCTATCCAAACACATTTACAGTAACAGAAACAACCTCGCCAACTGTACTAACATTTAGCACTACAACTGATGGTAGCGACAAAGTAACAACATTCACAGCTGGAGAAAACGGAACTATACAATTCAGTTAATATGGTAAAAATTAATAATAAATAAAATGGCACACTACGCATTACTAAACTATCAAAACATAGTTACTAAAGTTTGCACAGGCAAAAATGAGGATGAAACCGATACTAATATCGAGTTAGTTTATCAGCATATGTTTGGACAATTATGCAAGCGCACCTCTTATAATACTAGAGGCGGAGTGCATTATGATCCTGTAACAAATGAGCCTAGTGCGGATCAATCAAAAGCATTTAGAAAAAACTATGCTGGAATAGGTTACACCTATGATCATAGCCGAGATGCTTTTATTCCGCCAAAACCATTTGATAGCTGGGTTTTAAATGAAACTAGCTGTTTATGGGCGGCTCCTGTAGAGTATCCAGATGATGGTGAAATGTACACCTGGAATGAGGATACTACTAGCTGGGATTTAGTTACTGAATAATAATTTTTAAAATATTACAATGGCGTTTACAAAGGCAACATATGACTACTTAGACTCTGGAGGGTTAATTAACTGGCAACTTACTGCTAAAACTTCTGCATTTACAGCTGTAAGTGGAGAGGGTTATTTAGTAGATACCTCATCAGCAGCTGTAACTGTAACTCTACCAGATACGCCTAGTGCTGGGGATGAGATTATCATAGTAGATTACGCCTCAAACGCTGGCACAAATAATATTACACTAGATCCTGGAACGCTAAACCTTAGAGGCGCTACTGATGATTTAGTACTTTCTACCAATAACCAAACCGCTAGGCTATTATATTCTGGCGCTACTAAAGGCTGGTTAGTTACTACTGAGGCTGGCGGTGGAGCTGCTGCTGCGGCCGGACCTTATGATATAGATTATTTATTAGTTGCTGGAGGCGGATCTGGTGGTAATAATGATGGAGGTGGTGGCGGTGCTGGAGGTTTGTTAGAATCTACGATTTCATCTATAGCAATAGGGGAAACATTAACAATATCAATAGGTGGAGGTGGAGCCGCCACATCAGTAAGTTCATATTCATCTACAAAAGGTACCGATTCAACTATATCCTCTAGCGCAATAACTACTATTAGAGCTTTAGCAGGTGGTGCTGGTATAGCTGATGGCACCACTAGTGGAGATGGAAATGGTGGATCTGGTGGGGGTGGTAAATATAATTCGAGTGGAGGTACTGGAGTTTCTGGGCAAGGTTATGCTGGAGGCGCTGGGTATTTTGAGTCTGGAGGTCCTTATGCTGGGGGTGGTGGAGGTGGAGCTGGTGCTGCTGGTACAGATGGTTCAAGTTCTGGAGGAGGCTCTGGTGGAATTGGAGCAATTACTACAATTATATCTACATCAAATGCGACTACATCCTCTGTAGGAGAGTTAGTGAGTTCATCTCTTTATTTTGCTGGTGGTGGAGGAGCTGGTGAGGAGGGAATTTCTGGTAATGCCTACGGAACAGGAGGATATGGTGGAGGAGGTGATGGTAACTCTGAATCTAACCCAGAAAATGGTACTCCAAATACTGGTGGCGGTGGTGGAGGATATGGATATACGAGCCAACATTTAGCAGCTGGTAATGGCGGTTCTGGAGTTTGTATTCTAAGAATGCCAACAGCATCCTATTCTGGCACTACAACTAACTCCCCAGATGTTTATACAGAGGGCAGTGATACAGTTTTGGTTTATAAAATCGGTGGTACTTACACTACATAACATAAATAATAAAATAACTATATTTGTATAAAATTTAAAACTAATGGCTACAACAGGAGTATTCAACGGAACTAACCTAATATTAAAGATCGAGGACACAGCTTTAGGTCACACTACTAGCTGTTCATTAACTCTAAATAATGATTTGCCAGAAGCCACTACTAAAGATAGTAGCGGATTCCAAGAGGTAATCGCTGGAGTAATGAGTGGAGAGCTTTCTTTTGATGGGTTAGTAGCTTATGATGATACTGCTAATGCTATTGAATTAGCTGATTACTTACTAGCTAGAACTCAATTAACTTGCGTTTTTGGTACAGAGGTTACAGGCGATGCTATTTATACTGCTGAGGGATTCCTTTCTAGTGTAGAAATGAGCGCTGAGATGGAATCACCAGTAAGCTACAGCGGTTCAATTACATTAACAGGCGCTATCACAAAAAGCACAAACGCATAACATAAAGTTACTACATAATGGCAAACAAGAGGAGAGGGTATTATACCACTAAACTAGGTGGGCGTAATGTTACGCTACACTTTAGTATGAATTTCTGGGCAAATTTTACAGAGATTATGAATGTGCCACTAGATAAAATAGGTGATCTATTTTCTGGTGGCGTTTCTATTTCAGCTATCAGAGCTTTGGTTTATAGTGCTATGCTAGCATACGACCAGGAGGAGGGTAATGAAATAGATTATAACCAATTTAAGGTAGGCGCTTGGCTTGAGGATCTAGGACAGGAGGAGCTAGAAAAAATGATCTCAGCTATGATGGAATCTCGTATTTTAGGCAATGATCTAAATATGGGAATAGATCGCCAGGCTAAAACTGTAGCCAATACCCAGGGAAAGAAGTAGCCAGCTCCCTCACTTGGGATGATATTGAGGATTATTATATAGGGCAAGCTGGCATAGATCCAGATAAGTTTTGGAATTACACCTGGAGAGAGAATCAACTCCTGGGCGAATCCTACATGATAAAGCAAAACCTAGAATGGGAGCGGATTAGATATGTAGCTACTATGCTGCACAATGTAAACTGCCAAAAGCGCCAGCACATGATAAAACCAGAGAAACTATTTCCACTACCACAGGATAAATTTAATAAGGCGCAAAAACCCAAAGGCACTAGAGAGGATTACGAATCATTTAAAGAGAAAGCTAAAGCGGCTGGCGTTAAATTGTAACGCCTTTTTTTTTAGTATTTTTGTACTATGGCAGAGCAAAAATTAAAAGTAAATATAATTGGAGATGCTAGTAAGCTAACAAGAGCATTAAATACAGCATCTGGTAGATTGCAATCATTTGGATCTACAGTTTCTAATGTAGGTAAAAAACTTTCCACTAGATTAACGCTACCTCTAGGAATCGCTGGAGGCATAGCTTTGAAATCAGCGGCTAATTTTGAAAAATTAAAAACACAATTAAATGTTTTAACTGGTAGCGCTGAAGAAGGTGCTAAAGCATTTGAGAGATTAGTAAAATTTTCAGCTGGTACTCCATTTCAGTTAGATGAGCTTGTGAAAGCTAATAATACTTTAATGGGATTTGGTGTTAGCGCTGAGGATGCGTATAATCACCTACAAATGATTGGCGATATAGCAGCTGTATCTGGAGGCGATTTACAGGGTATTTCAGTAGCCTTTGGTCAAGTAGCTGCTGCTGGTAGGTTAATGGGACAGGATTTATTGCAGCTTATTAATAATGGCGTACCAATTATTGATATGCTTTCAAACTCTATGGGAGTTGCAAAATCTGAAATTAAAGAATTAGTTTCTGAGGGTGCTGTAACCTTTCCTGTATTAATAAAAGCATTTCAGCAAGCTACATCAGAGGGAGGTAAATTTGAGGGGGGTATGGCTCAACTATCCCAAACAATTTCTGGTATAGCATCAACTGTAAAAGATAATTTAAATATAGCTTTCGCTGAGTTAGGTAATGAAATATTTAAAGCGCTAGATATAAAAACACTAGCACAGGATTTTATAAAATTTATTCAAAACTTAACAGCTAGATTTAAGCAATTAGAGCCGCAAACTAAGAAAGTTATTATTATTGTAACTGGTTTAGTAGCTGCTGCTGGTCCATTATTAGTAGTGCTAGGCACAATGTCCTCTGGAATAGGTTTAGTAGCCTCTGGATTTGCAACCGCCATACCAATATTAATTAAGGCAACTAGCGCATTTAAAACGCTTACTGTATCTATGTTAGCTAACCCTGTTGGTGCTATAGCTGCTGCTGTAGTTACATTAATAGCTGGATTTGTCGAGTATTTACATAGATTAGAGCCAGCTGTAACTAGAACAAAAACATTTTTTAATATACTTAAATCATTAGGTAATCCATTAAAATTTGCAGCGCTACAGGCTGAGGATGCTGCTAAAGCATTAGCACAAAAGAAAAAAGATGCTGAGGCTGCTGCTAAAGCAAATGCTGAATTGAAAGCATCTTTAGAAAATCTAAATAAGCCATTAGATGTAGCTACTAATAAAACAGAGGAATTAACTAAATCACTTCAAAAAGTGCAAAGTGTTTCAGCTATAACATTATCAGTTAAAACTGGTGATTTTGATTATGCTACAGGGGAATTTGCTCAAGGTGATATAGCAGTAGGCGCTCAGCAAGTTCAAACAGAGGGAATAGGTGGTATTAATGCGCCAGATCCAGGAGAGATAAATGATGCTTTAAGCGGTTTATTAGCTATGCAAAACCAGGCGGATCAAACCGCAGTGGCATTAGAAAACCTAGCTGCCAAAAATGAGCGAATGAGAGAGCTTGGAGATATGGTAGGTGGAGAGGTTGCCAACGCTTTTTATAATTTTGGAGAAGCTGCTATCGGAGCTTTAGGATTAGCTGAATCTGGATTCCAAGGATTCCTAAGCGGAATACTTAGCACAATACTACAACTCATATCAATGTTTTTGGCGCAATCTATTGCTCAATCTATAGCTGGTGCTACTGCTGCTGGTGCTGCTACTGGTCCAGCCGCTATCGTAACAACTCCAGCATTTATAGCGACTGCTGTAGGTGGTGTAATGGCAGCATTTGCAGCGATTCCAAAATTCGCAAATGGAGGAATAGTTTCTGGACCTACTATGGGACTGATGGGTGAGTATCCAGGAGCTAAATCAAATCCAGAGGTAATTGCGCCATTAGATAAACTCCAGGGAATGATGGGAGGCAGTAGCCAAAATGTAAACGTAGGCGGAGAGTTTAAAATAAATGGACAGGATTTAGTAGTGGCATTGCAAAGAGCCGATAGAAATCGTAGCAGAATAAAATAAGTAAATGGCATACGGAACTAAATTTAGGCTAGTATTTTCCGATGTAAAGGGAAATCTAAGGCGAGTAGAAATATTGCAAAAAGATTACTCTGGTGAGGTTTTTCCGCTTATAGGGCAAGCTAATCCAGTAGTAATAAAATGGGAGGGTGATGATGATTTCTATACTCCTATAATTGGATCAACTTGCGAGCTAAATTTATTTGAAACTGCTGATACTAGCTATGATGCTTTTTATAGAGCCAGTGAGCGTGAGTACAAAGTAAGAATCTCAACTGGTTTAGACCAGGATAAAGTTTGGAATACTGAAATAGATCAGTGGGAGCAAGCTAACTATTTCTGGGAGGAGGAAAACAGTTTTGAGATATACTGGGAGGGATGGTTACAAACCGATCAATACCAGGAAAGCCTACAGCCATATCCTAATCCTATAAAATTAGTGGCGTATGATGGTTTGGGTACATTAGATGCCTATGATGCGCCCTATTCTAATGCTGCTGATGGTGGTTATGATTCTAATGAGGATACGATGTTTTTTTATATGTATTACATCCTCAATTATTTAGAACTAGATTTAGATATATATGTAGCCAATACTATAAGAAAATCTGGAGGTGGAGCTGATGATACTTTATACCATGATATAGTTTTAAATGAGTTTGGCGTATATGATAAGCTAGATTTTAGAAACGCTAAAGAGGTATTAGAATCATTTTTAAGAGCTACAAACTCAAGAGTATTTCAATCTCAAGGGCGCTGGTATGTTGTATCAAATAGCAATCTAATAGATACTAATATTAATCAGCAGTTTAATTTTAATATTGGATTATCAATAAAAAACCAGCTAATAGATACTGGAGAGGAGATAACTCAGTACAAGGTTTACGATCGCCTAGGTAATTATAAGTTTACTACTGATGAGAATATACTACTTAAAGCACCTACAGATTTAAAACCAGTTGGCGCTGATTTGTATAAAGAATATTTACGCCCATATCAAACTGTAAAGTATGATGTAAAAGTACAGAGCGATAAAATAATAAATCAGAATCCTCAGCTATTATATGATGATCATGATTATACTTTAGGACCAAATACCTCTATAAATACTAATGAGGATTATGTACTAGTAGGAAATAAATCAATAAAAACAACTGTACACGCTAGGGAAAATAAAGATTTTGATGAAACCTATGAAGTTGTAATGAATACTATAACAACTGATGAAACTAAAAAACTAAAAGTAGGTTTCTCTTTTTATTGTGATCCAGATTATACCCAGGTAAATTTTAATGATGTATGGAAGTATGAGATAGCTGTGATAGTAAACGCTTATGATGCTAATAATGATTTAATTTATTACAACTGGAAAACCAATGAATGGCAAACAGGAACTGGATTATTTGCTATTAATCAAAAAAATAGAACTAAGCTGCCTACATTTACTAAGGTAGGAACTTGGCAAAATGTGGAGCTAGAGTTAAATGCTTATGAGGAAGTAGAGGGCGATATGGATGTAACTATAAACATTCACTATCCTAGATTTACTACATACCCTAGCGCCTCTGGATTAGGTTTAATTAATGCTACCTATTTTGATAAGATATTTATTGCTGAGGTTAATGATAATGCTACTGAGCTAATCATTTCAAATGCACAAAATGTAAATAAAACTAGAACTGCTGTATATGATGTAAAAGGCGTATTTGTATCTAATTATTTAGGCGCTGATGGTTACCAGGGAGGATATGATGGTTTTTATAGCCGCCCTAGAGATTTTGCAATTACAGCACAGGATTATAATAGTTTGGATAGGATTGTAAGCCAGGAAATTTTAAATGATTTTAGAGATTTTGTGCCACGCTACGAGGGTACTTTTTACAATCTTATAGATGAGCCGATTCCAGTATCACTTCATAATAAAGTATGGATTGATTTTGGTACAGAAACTTTTAGAGAGGATGCGAGCTGTTATATAGATTCAATGCGCTACGATATTAAAGCTAATGAATATGAAATAACAATGCACCGCCCTAATCAAACTAATGATGTAGATTCAAAGTTTAATGTAAAACTAATAAAATAACAGTTTAAACAATCCCTTTTGTTTGCTGATCCCCATGATAGTTTAGGCTTGAGTGGGGATTTTTTTTTAAAATAAATTGTTAAAATATTTGCATATTGATAATTTATTATTACTTTTACAAAGTAAAACAATAACAAACAACTAGAAATTATGAGTACTACAATAGCAAAATTTACAACATCAAAAGGAAATGAAATTGAAATTTACACAACATTAACTACTGGTAAAGATGGTTGTGTCGTATATGACAAGTCTTGTCAAATGGAAAGATTTTACTGGATAGGGCGCAATGCGTTTTTAAGTTGGGATGAATTTGAAAATGGATATCAAAAGGTAAAATCAATAAAATCTGTTGTTAATGCTTGGAAAAATGAGTATATACATTTTTAACAAAATAACCCTGGGGAGGCAACTCCCCTATTTTTTTTATATATGAATAATTTAGAATTAGAATTTATCAATGAGATAAAACGCCTTGGCTTGAGGAGGTTAGATGTTACAGATCACTTAGGTATTACCTATGCTACTTTGAGATCTAAGCTACAGGATCCAGGGCGATTTACTTATTCAGAGCTGATTAAGCTAAAACAATTAAAATTAAATTTAAATAACCTAGAACTATGAATGAATTAAAAAGTATCAAAATCCATGGAAAAGATTATGTAGAAGTTAATGAAAGGATAAAATATTTTAGATCCACTAAAAAATACGAAAATTGGGGGATGGAAAGTATTAAAATTAAAGATGAGGTATGCCAAATCAAAAAAGATCGTGTAGTACAATTTAGAACTGTAATTTTTGATGAGAATAAAATGATCAGAGCTACTGGACACGCTGAGGAGTATATGAGCAGTAGTAGAATAAATCAAACATCTTTTTTAGAAAATTGTGAAACATCATCAAAGGGTAGAGCTTTAGGTGATTTAGGAATAGGTATTGATACCTCTGTAGCATCCGCTGAGGAGGTTACTAATGCGATATCTAATCAAAATCAAAAACCAGCTGCTGTAGTTAAAAAGCCAACTCTAACTAAATCAGATCTGGCGGCGGTATTAAAAGGAACTAAAGAAAATGCTCGTAAAGTACTCAGCGAGTATAAAGTAAGTGATGAGTACAAAACACAAATAATTAATAAATTTAAATAAATCATGACAGCAGAAAAAGTTTTTGCAGATGGATTCAGCTTTAAACGTAGAGAATCCGCTCCAGAATTTGTAATCGGAAACGTAAGCATCAAAGTAGATGAGGCAGTGCCTTTTTTACAAAAGAACGCTAAAAATGGCTGGGTAAACTTAAACGTACTTACAGCTAAAAGCGGAAAGCAGTACATTGAATTAGATCAATGGGAGCCAAAAAAAGAGGAGGTAACTAAGCAGATAAACCCTGTAGCACAGGATGAGGATTTACCTTTCTAATTAACCAGGGCGGCTGTAAAAGGCTGCCCTTTTTATTTAACTTATATGGCTAATACAATACACAACAAAGATGGCTCCTGGAAAGCAGATGATATCAAATATATGGAGGAGAGGATTATGGTATTATTGGAATATGTTGCCAATAGCAGAAATGAGGTATCATTATTAAGAGATCAAGTAAATTATTTAAAAACCAAACTAGATGAGAATAACATTAAATACTAAACAGGACACTAACGAGGAGTACCATTCACATAAATCTATATCAGCGAGTGGATTGAAAATGATTTATAAAAAATCGGTACAGCATTATTTAAAAGCTAAGTTTACAGAATCGCCAGCAATGGCTCTAGGGACTGCTGTTCATACCATAATGCTAGAGGGACAAAAGCAATTTGATAAAGATTATTATTTAGTACCTAAATACGATGGGCGCACTAAAGAGGGAAAGCAAATAAAAGCAAAGCACGAAAAGCTGGCTGGGGATCGCAAAATATTAAGGGATGAGGATATGGAAATCATATCTGGTATTATGTACAATTTTAAGCAGCATGATCTAGCGCAAAAGTATTGCACTGGAACTGTGGAGCTTTCTCACTATGGCAAAGTAAATGGATTAGATTTTAGAGTGCGCCCAGATGTATTTGGTGATAATTGGATCGGTGATGTTAAAACTTGCCAGGATAACTCACCTATAGCATTTAGGAGGGACCTATATAAATTCGCTTACCATTTACAGGCGTGTTTTTATTCTGATATGCTAGGTTTTCCTCCAGAAAACTTTAGATTTATAACAGTAGAAACTAAATATCCATATAGCGTAGAGGTTTATGCTCTAAGTGATGATATGATAAAACAGGGCAGAGATGCTTATAATACGGCTATAGATGATTGGAAACTGTATCTAGCCAGCGGAATAGCCAAAGGTTATAGAGCTGCTGGTTATATGGATGATGGCGCTTTAATATTATAGATATGGAATTACAACAAATACAAAGAAAGGTGGAAAATCATTTTGGGTTCTTTATAAATGTTAGATCTAGAAAAAGGCATTTAGTAGATGCTAGAAAAATTTATTTTGGATTATGCAGAGAGTTTACAAAAAAATCACTTTCAGAAATTGGTAGATCTATGGAACGAGATCACGCCTCAGCATTACATAACATTAGGAGCTGCAAAGATTTATTTCAAACTGATCCAGAATTTAAAAGGAATTATATAATTTTGTTTAAGGAGGTAAACCAGTTAAAATCAAATGATTGGAAAACTCCAAAAGCAATAATACCTAAATTTATACACCCAGGATATTTAAGATATGCCAACAAAAAATCCATTCGAAAAATATTTAACAAAAGAGGACAAGCTCCAAAACAGCGTTATGAATTATATTAAGATGCAGTATCCTGGCACTTTTGCTATTCATGTACCCAATGAGGGCAAGCGCTCACCATTTGAACGCTACAAGTTTAAATACTTAGGCGGAGTGGCTGGAGTACCAGATATTTTATTATTTTCATCTAAAACTAATTACAGCGGCTTAGCGCTCGAATTAAAAGTAGGATATAATAAACCTACAGAAAACCAAAAAGATTGCTTAAAACGCCTTAAAAATGCCTCCTGGGATGCTCAGTGGTGTAATTCGTTTGATGCCGCAAAAGAAATTATAGATAACTATATGAGTTATGACTGATTATAAAAATGTTTACTGGAATGAAATAGATCAAAGAATGTGGCGTACAAATACCACTGCTGGAGATGTTTCTATTCGGTTTGAATATATCGGCACTATGACTAGAGCTGAGTATGATCTACTGATAGAAACGCTATGGGAGTTGTATGAGGACAATAAGATAACGCTGGATGAATTTCAGAGAATCTTTGGCGATATTAGATCATTTTGTGATAGGATAAAAAATTTAGTGGAAAACGCTTAGATATGAAACCAAACTACTATGCGATAATACCAGCGGAGGTTAGGTATAATGAGAAACTATCCCCTAATGCCAAATTACTTTATGGCGAGATAACCGCCCTATCTAACAAAAAAGGCGTTTGCTGGGCAAAAAACAAATACTTTGCAGATTTGTATAATGTTAGCGAAGTATCCATATCAAAATGGGTTTCTCAGCTTATAGATCAAGCGTTAATAAGATCACAAATTAACCAGGATGGAAAGCGTGAAATTTACCTAATAGGGGTTAAAGAAAAGTTTAAGGGGGTACAAAGAAAAGTTAAAGGGGGGGTTAAAGAAAAGTTTAAACCCTATAATAATAATATACATAATAATAATAATATAAATAATAATAATACCGAAAAGCCGAAAAAA